ATATTGAAATTAAGCCGCGTAGATTAATTAATTCCGCTGAAAATAAAATAAAGTTTGAAGCAGCGAGAAAACATCATAAAAATTTTAGAGTGTTAACTGAAACTGATGTCAAAAGAATAGAACCAACAGAGATGATAAGGCTATATAATCTAGGTGAATTAGTTTGGATGAAGAGATATGAAGAAAAGTTTAAAAGAGAGTATTTAGAATGACAAAGATCCTTGTATTAGGGTTACCAGGTGCGGGTAAAACATTTCTGGCAACGACTCTCAAGAAATATCTTGAGGAAAATGGCACAGCAAACAACATGTCATTGTCTCACGCTTTGACAACTGATTTTCAACTGGGTGACTACAAAGTATCAGTAGACTGGTTCAACGCAGACGAAATCAGAAAGCGATTTAACGACTGGGACTTCTCCCACGACGGACGAATCAGACAATCACTTCGCATGGCGGAGTTCGCCCTGAAATCATCTGGTGATTTTGTCATTGCTGATTTTGTGGCGCCGCTGCCCGAAATGCGTCATAACTTCAAAGCATATTGGACAATCTGGGTTGATACTATTGAGCAAGGTCGATTCGCCGACACAAATAAAGCGTTCATTCCGCCGGAACAATATGATTTCCGTGTAACTGAACAAAACGCAGATAAGTGGGCCGAGTTCATTGGCACGCATATTCTGGAGAATCGCCGGCGACCGGTGTTTAACTGGCAAAAAGAAACTGTACAGATGCTTGGGCGCTGGCAACCATGGCACGAAGGTCACCGTGCATTATTTGAGCGAGCCGTGGCTAAGACAGGTCAGGTAGTTATTCAAATACGAGATTGTCAAGGTTGGCAGGGATCTAACCCATTCGCCATTGAACAAGTAAAGAATTTCATCCGTCGAGATTTAGATCCTTTATTTCAGGGTCAGTATGAAATGCAAGTTGTACCCAATGTTGTGAACATTACATACGGGCGCGATGTAGGTTATAAGATCGAACAAGAAACATTTGATGAGGAAACTAATGCAATCTCTGCTACAAAAATTCGTAAAGAGTTGGGCCTTAAATAACGGGGAATCCCCTCTTCGTAGTCTTGTCAAAGCATATAGTTATAGGTGCTGTGGAACCATGACCACTATGATTATCTCATATGCGGTCACCGGCAAAATAGTTGTATCTTTGGCAATCGGCGGAACTGAAATGGTTGTCAAACCGCTTATTTACTGGTGTCACGAACGATTTTGGAACAAGATCGTTTGGGGTAAAAATTGAACGTATTTCAATTAAACTACGATACCAGACTTCGATCCTGGTATGACCTACGTACCAGAGTAGAATCAGCCGATACTCAAACAAAATGCGTAGAAATAGATGCCTGGTGGCAACAAGCACCTCTGGTCAATCATTATCTGCACCAGCATGACATTAAAAACTGGCCCGGCCCCTGGGACTTATTGGTAGATAACACTTATTGTACTTTGGCGCGGGGGCTTGGAATGTATTACACTTTGCTGTTAACGGGTGTTCAGAAGGTTGACTTTGCTCTTGGAAAAGATGATAATGAAGATGTTGTATTAGTCATGGTTGAGGACGCAAAGTATATACTTAATTACTACCCCAGAACGGTGCTAAGTAATACTCTACAAGATTTTAAGATCACCCAAAGACTAAATTTAGATGAATTAGTTAAAAAAATAAAATGAAGGAATAATATGGCAGAAAAAACGATTACCCCCTGGAGTTCGGTAGGATACCTCACTTACAAGCGCACATACTCACGTAGATTAAATGAAGCAGACGCTAATAGCCCAACTGAAGAATTTACAGACACAATTGACCGAGTAATTAACGCAGCACAAACCCAATTAAAATGCGGTTTCGACAAAGATGAAGTTAAACGATTACGAAAATATTTTCTGACACTCAAGGGAACGGTAGCAGGTCGTTTTCTCTGGCAACTGGGCACACCTACAGTGGGGCGTCTTGGGCTCAGTAGTCTACAAAACTGCGCTTTCACTGTAGTTGACAAACCGGTTGAACCATTCACCTGGGCAATGGATCTGTTGATGTTGGGTTCTGGAGTGGGATACAACATTCAAAAAGAAAATGTTGATAAGCTGCCAATTGTTAAAGAAAACTTTCAATGCCCAACTCGCAAAGACACTAACGATGCTGACTTCATTGTCCCTGATAGTCGTGAAGGATGGGTTGCATTACTTGGTAAGACACTCAAAGCAGCATTTCTGGCACATAAGAGCGGCAAGCAAACATTCACGTATGCTACTCAATTGATTCGCGGCAAGGGCGCCCCTATCAAAGGATTCGGCGGAACAGCGTCTGGCCCAGAAGATTTAGTTTGGGGTATTCAAAAGATTGGTGCTATTCTTGAAAAGAGAGCCGGTCGCAAAGTTCGCCCAATTGACTGTCTTGACATTATGAATATCATCGGCGCCGTTGTTGTGGCCGGGAATGTAAGACGTTCAGCACAAATCGCAATCGGCGATGAAGATGATGTAGAGTTTCTATTGGCGAAGCGTTGGGACATGGGTAGCATCCCATCTTGGCGCGCTATGAGTAACAATTCAGTTGTATGCAGCGACATTAATAATCTACACGATTACTTCTGGGAAGGATATGAAGGCAAGGGTGAACCCTACGGTCTTATAAATTTGAAACTCTCACGAAAGATTGGCCGTCTTGGTGAAACTCAATACCCCGACCCAGAAGTTATGGGCTACAATCCGTGTGCAGAACAATCACTTGCTGATAAAGAAACTTGTTGTCTTGCTGAAATCTTTTTGCCCAATGTTACCTCTCAAGCAGAATTCCTCGATCTGGCTAAGTTACTATATCGCATCAACAAGCATTCACTGGCTCTGCCCTGCCACCTAGATGTTACTGAGACTATTGTTCATAAGAATATGCGTATGGGCATAGGTATCACCGGTGTACTTGAGGCAACTGAAGAACAAAAGAGTTGGCTAAATGAAACATATACAAAGTTGCGTGAATATGACAATGAGTATAGCGAAGCACACGGCTTTAACAGGTCTATCAAGTTGACAACTGTAAAGCCAAGCGGAACAGTTTCGTTGATGCCAGGTGTTACTCCCGGCGCGCACCCTGCATACGCCAGATTCATGATTCGTCGTATCAGAATCTCGGCTAATCACCCGTTAGTTCAAACTTGTCGTGAGCATGGATACTCAGTAGAGTATCAAAAAAGTTTTGATGGTACCCCTGACTATGGTACTGTAGTGGTATCGTTCCCATTCAGACACTCTGACAATGCAGTGCTGGCCAGAGACGTTACTGCTATTCAGCAACTCGAAACAGTCAAGTGGTTACAAACTGTATGGTCTGACAACAGCGTCAGTTGTACAATTTACTATAAGAAGGAAGAACTCCCCGAGATTCGTAAGTATTTGAAAAAGAACTTCAAGACGAATCATAAGAGTTTGTCATTCCTGTTACACTCTGAACACGGTTTCAAACAAGCACCTCTGGAAGAAATCACCAAAGAACAATACGAAGCAATGGTTGCAAGCACTCGTATTATCACTCAAATTGACTCGGGTGAAATTGGTCTTGACGATGCTGAATGTGCTACTGGTGCTTGCCCTATTAGATAAAAGGAAAATCATGAGAAAATTTATATATGCAGTGGTAATGGACGCTGATACGTTTCAGCCTATTCTAAAGATTAGACAGAAAAACGAACAGGGTAATGTCGTTGATCTATTCAGTGGAAAGTTTGAGGCTCACCCACTAGCCGGCAAATACTCAACCGAAGAGATTGCTAAAATAGATACAGTGAATAAGTTGCTTGAAGAAAAAATGACAGTGGAAGAAATGGATTATCTAGTTGATCCATTGGGTTTAAAGGAACTTGAAAAGAAAACCCCTGAACCATCTGACATTCAGCGTCTTGCAGGATTCAAGGTTGAAAAGAAAATTATACCAGTTTAACGGAGAAAAGAATGACTACGGCAATTGTATGGAGTCAGACACGCTGCACCTATTGTGATCAAGCAAAGGCTTTGCTTAAAAACAAAGGGATTCAGTATGAAGAACGAATGTTAGGTGAAGGCTGGACAAAACAAGATTTATTAGAGGCAGTACCAAATGCCCGATCAGTGCCGCAGATATTCTTAGATGAAGTATATGTCGGTGGCTTTACAGAATTAAAGCAAAAATTAACTTAGGAAACAAATGAAAACATTAGCAGATTACGTAGGAACAGTATTGACATTCAAGATCAATTCCGGAGAAGAACTTATTGCGAAAGTAGTAGGGGCTGTCCCCGGTGGACAGTTCATTGAAATTGAAGATCCGGTGTCAATCGCCCCAAGTCAACATGGTATGGGTCTGGTACCGAGCATGTTCACAGCAGATATCAAGGAATCAATTCGACTAAATACAAGTAGCATTTCACTTTATGCTATTACAGAAGATAGTGTGAAGATGAAATATATCGAAGCAACTACTGGTATTAAAGTACCGGAGAAGAAAATCGTATTGGGATAATGGCACAACTAAGCAGATTGGGAGACACAAACGAACCGGGCGGCGCTATAATGCGTGGTGCCAGCACGGTGTTTGCCAATGGCATTGCTGTGGGAT